GCTCCGGGACCGGCAGCCCAAAAAACGGACATGGAGCAATCGGACGTTGGCGAATTGGCGGCAGACGAGCAATGGGAACGCTACGTCCGCCAACAGCTAAGCCTGGCTGGGGATAAAACTCAAAATGATGGAGACGGCGACTTGACTAGAAGTTCGGTTGGGGATTAAACACCACAGAGTGCGCGAGCCTTTTTACCATGACAATCCAATCGACAACTTGGAGCCTGAGCTGTCGAGGACTGACGCCATCGCTGAGTTGGCGGAGAGGCTCAGGTTTGCCTTTGCCTGGATGCTCGACAGCAACCGGCCTAATAGTGTTGCGCTTCGGGTCTATGTGGCGGCCCATCATTTCTGCCCAGGGTACATTCAATCTGAAACCTTGGAGGAAACCGGGAAACGGTTGGGCGTTAGCCGACAGGCCGTAGGCAAACTCAGCATCGATCTTCAAGACGTGCTTCGCATGAGGCCGTCAAACTCAAAATCTAACAATGACAGACATACGTATCGCAGTGCACGCCGCGCAGGAAGAAATCCACCAACTGCGGAGGACAGCGGAGAGGTTGGCGGCGGTGTCCGCAGAGGCTCAACAAAAGCAGGTCGAGGTGGTCCAACTCTGCTGGGAGCTTGGGGATCAACTGCAATCAAGCCGCGAGAGGCACCCAAAAGCGTTTGAGGCCCTTTGCGAGGGAGCAGGGCTACCTTCCGGTATGGTCACTGCGGCGCTCAAGGTCCGGGGCCTTGGCGAGTCTGCTGAGGCCGTTAGTGGGGACGCGGTAGCAGTGAGGCAAGCACTGCTGTGCACGATTGTGCCGGCAAAGCCAGTTTTCGAAGGGGATGGGGACTCGGTGCAACTATGCCCGCCCAGGACGCATCAGCGGTGGATCAATCAGTGGTCGAGCTGGCAACGGAAGGTTGAGTTGGGGTTGCTCAACGTCGACCGAGCTCAACTGAAGGAGGACACGCGGACGGTGTACGAGTTTCTGAGGGCGGTCCACGAAGCACCCTACCCCGGGGTGGGAACCCTCCCGGCCAAAACTGGTTAACGGCCTGTTAGGCTCTCGTGCAAAAAAACCGTGAGTGTTGTTTTTTGACCACCCAAGCCCCTTATGACCCGCACCGAGGCCCTCACTAAGTTCTTTCAGGTTACGCCGAAGACCCTTATCCGCTGGGAAGCAAGTGGTGTTGAGCTAAGAAGCCCAGAATCTATTGCGAGGCATATTGTTAATATGCAACGCCCTGCTCCCGGCGTTATCGAGCAAATAAGGATTGGCGATTTAGAAGCCCGCTTAGAAAAAGCGATGGCTGGGGTTACCGACGAAGTTGAGTTACCGCTTAAAGACCAAAAGCTAGCCAAGGAGGTTGAGCTTTTAGATTTAAAAGTCCAACAGCAACGTGGCGAGCTAGTCTCCCGAGCTGACATCCGTGAAGTAGGTCAGCGGGTGGGAGCGCTTATCGTGGCTGAGCTGGCAGCCCTAGCCAACGACGCCCCTGGCCAGTTGGCGGGCGCGGATGAAGCGACGATCCGGGAACGGCTGGAGGCTCGGCACGTCGTGTTTGTGAATCGGCTCCGGGAGGCGGTGGGACAGATTGAAACGGTGGGGATGGAGGCATGAACCCGCTTGTTGGCGGAATCCTCGACACCCTACGCCCGCAGTTTCGAGAATCGATCTTGGGGTGGGTGGAGGAACACGTCACCATTCCCCATTCAGCACGCTCGACGCGGTTTGACCGGACAGTCGCACCGTGGCTCAACGAAATTTTCGAGGCGGTCCAAAATGACCACGTTCGGCAAATCGTGATTGCCGCTCCCACAGGCGGGGGGAAGACGACTTTGCTGGAGTGCCTAATCCCGTTTATCGTTGCGGCTCAACCGGGGCCGATGCTGTTGACCGGGCAAACGGACGACATGGCGAAGGAGTGGGCGGAGTCGCGACTGATCCCGATGCTCAACGCCTGTGCTCCGGTTGCTCAACTCTTCCCGGCGGACCGTCACGCCAAACGCAAAACGGCAATCATGTTTCCGCACATGGCGCTTTTTCTTGTCGGCTCCAATATGTCGAGCCTGCAAGAGAAGTCGGTTCGCTACGCCTACGGAGATGAGGTTTGGCAATGGCGGCCGGGAATGGTTGGCGAACTTAAGAAGCGTCATCACGACCGATGGAACCGGAAGACGATTCTGGTTAGCCAAGGCGCGGAAGATGGGCATGAGTTTCATGCGGAGTTTGACACCGGGGAGGTGCACGAATGGGGCTACGTCTGCGCATTCTGCGGAGAATGGCGGCGCTGGGTGTGGTCGGAAATCCACTACGACGAACACAAAACGGAATCCGGAGAGTTTGACTGGGGCCGGATTGCCGAGACCGTCCGCCATTGCTGCGGGGGATGCGGACATGAGACATCCAACACGACCGCCAACCGTCGGGCGATGGCTGCGGCGTCACGCTACCAAGCGCAGCCCGGGAACCCGGTGGCTGGGCATCGAAGCTATCATTGGCCGGCATGGGCAGTTTGGTGGGTAGATTGGGCGGAGTTGGTGCGCGAGTGGCTGGCGGCTAACCACGCCAAGCGGCGAGGCGTCATTGATGACCTCCGGCAGTTCACTCAAAAGCGGGCCGCCGAGCGTTGGAAGGTGGACCAATCCGCGCCCGATGTTGAGCTGGTGGCGGCGGATTACTCGCTCACACAATTCATGAACGGCCAGACGATCGATGGCGAGGTGCATCGATTTCAAACAGTCGACGTTCAGCAGGATCACTTTTGGAGCGTGATCCGCGCATGGCGGGCGGATGGATCCAGCCGCCTATTATGGGAGGGGCGCATTGCGTTGGTGGACATGGTGCGCGAGCTTCAGCAACGCTACGGAGTGAAACCGCAAATGCTTTTTATCGATACCGGTTACATGGCGGGCCCGGTTTACGATTGGTGCGCGAAGTTTGGGTGGACCGGCATCAAAGGGGAGGGCGCCCACGGGATCAAAGTAAATGGCGTTCAACGACTCTACAGCAACCTTCAACCGACGCAGGCCCCAAGCGGAGGGGCGTCGAAATACTTCATATGGGCAAACGAAGGGATCAAAGACGCGCTTGCAAAACTCCGGGCTGCCGGATCTCCCATGTGGGAATTTCCGCGAGACGTCAGCTCGGAATATCTGGCGCAGCTCAACTCTGAAATGAAGCGGGAGACCTTGGACAAACGGACGAAGAAGATGGCGTTGCGCTGGATGAAAATCGGCAGCCGGGCAAACCATCTTTGGGACTGCGAGGCAATGCAGGTGGCTGTGGCGACCATGTTCAGACTCCTCCGAGTTGACACTCCGCCCGAAGCGTGAAGCCCTACCCGCAACTGCTCAGAATCTTCATGGCGCTCGATGTCGGCAGGCTTCGGGAGATTCAATCAGGCGCGTTCACCACTGTATCCTCCCTCGACGGGACGCTGATTCAGTCCTCTGTCAACGGGTCATCGTTTCAAGTCGAGTACGATTTAACCAATCTTGCACCTGTCGAAATCGTGACGCTTGCTCAAATGGCTCTGGACGCCAAGGCTCGCGGATTCCGCCGTCCAATCACGCGCTCGGTCGCACTCTTCAACTGACGCCATGCTCGGCAAACTCATCAATATTTTCAAGAAACCCAAAGTCGGCGCGATGCTTGGCAGCGTGCAAAACCAACGGCTCATCAACGCCGGATGGGCTGGGCTTCGGCCTTACTGGCAGCAACACACCCAGACGCTCACCAAGGAAGTTTCGGTTGGCGAATGGCGGCGGATTGTTTCCGCGTCCAACAAAGCGTTTTGGAATTTTGGCCCGATCCAAGGGGCGATTGAAGAAAAGGCAATGTACGTTGTCGGCAAGTCGTGGCAACCGCGTCACGTTGGTGGCAAAGGCGATCGGTCCGTGCGTGAGTGGGCTGCGGAGGCCGAAGAATGGCTCATCAACCAATTCTATCCGGTCGCCTACGTTAACGGGTTGGATTTTGTCACCGGGCTTTACCTCGACAGCGTCGCCATCGACCGAGATGGAGACACGTTCACGCTCTATTCCGAAAGCCGTGACGGTTACCCGCAGTTTCAAGCGATTCCTTGGCACGCTGTCGGCAGTCGGGGCAACGGGTCCACTATTGAGTCAGGACCTTACAGAGGCCTGCGCAGCTACAACGGAGTGATTTTCTCACGCGGGCGCCCGGTGGGGTACAACGTTTTCGGAGAGGATCAGTCAGACGCTGAGCAAGACCAGCAAATCAGCGCCCGCTCGATGGATTACCTGAGCGAGCCTCGCAGTGTCGATCAAGTGCGTGGTTTTCCCGCTGTCACGTCTGCTCTCATTGATCTTCGGGATCTGACAACGGTGCAGCAGTACATGAGAGAAGCGTCGAAATTGTGCGCGTCGATTGGTATGATCGAGCACAATGAAATGGGGATGGGCGATCCAAACGATCCGGCATTTCAGCTAATGAACGCTGAGATCCCTCGGCAACCGTCGCAGCTAGTCGGCGAAGAAATCATGGGCGGGAGCGTGCGCTATTTCCGCGCGGGAAGTGGATCTAAGGTTGAGCAAATGGAGCAAGTGCAGCCGTCCGACGCGCAGGAGCGTTTGATGGATCGGCTAATGCGCAACTGCCTTCACGGGTGCGGGATGCCTTATGAGTTTTTCTGGGATCCGTCGAAGTTGAGCGGGCCTGCGGTGCGTCAGGTCATCACTAAGGTCAACCGCTCGGTTAGCGATCGGCAGACGCTTTTGCGGGCGGTGGCGAGGCGTCGCGTTGGGTACGCAATTTCGAAGGCAATCAAACTCGGCATCCTCCCGCCTTACCCCGGCAGCGA